GCTCGAAGAAAACCTTCCTTCGTTCCTCTGCGTCTGGAAGCGTCAGGAGGTAGGTCTCGTACGACCACGTCGGCTCCCTGCGTAAAATCAGAAATGCGACAAGAAGAATTACCACTACGACGAGGTACATTATATTACTTAAAGAATAAAATGTTTATAATAGTGGGCCAGCCTTAGCTCAGTTGGAAGAGCAACTGATTGTAGTCGTTATCAAAGCTCAGTGGGTCACTGGTTCGAATCCGGTAGGCTGGAACATTCTCTCGTAGATCAATCGGAAGATCGTCTGACTGTTAATCAGAAGGTAGCGAGATCGAAACTCGCCGGGAGAGGATTTAATCACATTTTTTACATGTGTATCCCGTATGTAAAATTTGATGTAGAACATTACGAGCATTTTCTTCATTATCGAACGTACCTAGATAATTACGTTGACTTTTAGCATGCCATTTCCCAAATTTATCTTTATACACACATCCTTTATTTTTCTTATTTGAACCATCAGGTCTTACAAAGTTTTCTGGGTCTCTTGTATATTCTTTAAGTACTTCAATTGCTTCATTCTCTGTTTTGAATGCACCATTTGATAAATATTTCTGCTTTTTGGATTCACTAACTCGAGGTACAAACCCGTTGTTAGTCTTCACCACACATCCTAAATATCCATTTCGTTCAATATTTTTAGATTTCACACTCTCTCGTATTTTGTCTTTCATAACTTGTGATATTACTTTGTTTTTATTCCCTCCAGTGCTACAATTGTATCCATTCGGTGCTAAAGAATTTAAGGTTTTTATCCAGTAGGCCTCTCGTTCATCCAAAATTTCTTCAGGGGCTTCTTCTATGATTTCATAAATCATCTTATCGCCATATTTGTTTATAGCCCTCTTCACAAGTGTACAATTAGAAGATACTTTTTTATGACATTTCACCCTTTCCTTGAAACTCTGCAAAGTCTGTCCAATATAGACTTTGCCAGAAGGGCTTGTAATCTTATAAATAATGCCATGTCTGTTCATGCATTATATAAGTGATGAACTTTTAATTAAAAATATCGCACATTTTTAAAAAGTGAAACATGTTTAGATTCCTCTTTGGCATGGACCCCGCCCCTGGTCCTCGACCACCCCCGAAACCCACGATGTTGGTGGAAGCGCGCAACGAGGCGGGGGAGATAGTCCTACTGGAGGTGCCCAAGCCCATCAGAAACGATGCACGTCCAAAATCAATGTTATACGCCTTTCAGAGCCGGACTTTTCTAAACTATGATAGCGAGAGTGATCAAAAATGAACTCGTCGCCGGTCTTGTGCTTGTGCACGCAGTCCGAGAGGAAGAGGGTGCAGTCCCCCGAACCCTCCAAGGTCATGTGATAGCGCAGTTGTAAGTTGCTCTCCGCCCGATGGGGGGCGATGGTCATCGGACCTTCGATGACGGCGATGACCCCGGTCTCCTTGTCCACCTTTGGAATTGTATCAATAACACTCTGTAAGAATGGGAAATCCTGGACTTTGTAATAGTAGTATCTCGTGCTTTTTGGAAACCATGGGTCCATGTCGTGAAAGTAGTGTCGCTGCACACTCCCCTCCCTTTCGAAGAATTCACGACGTATCTTCCCAAAGTTAAATCCGATGGGCCACAGGTCGAAGGCTTGGTAATACTTTTGACCACAAAAGATGTCCACGAGGGTGTTTCGCATGCCCACCAGCGGTCGCCAGGGGTTTTGAAAGTAGAGTTTGTCGATGGGTGGCTTACAAAAGTCCCAAGCCACGAGACCAAAGGGCACCGCGGCGACGACCCACCACATGAATTAATTTCTCCGCAGATTATAAAAATGCCAGGATACAAGCGCTCCATGTATACCGCCCCTGAACCGACGGAAGAAGCCCCGGACCTGTCCGCGCGTTTCTTCATGCCGACGACGGAGGAAATCCTCATGCTCGTCATCGTGCTCGCCCTGTTCTTCTTGCGCAAGCAGATGACCCAGTTGACCTACGCCGCCGCGCTCCTGGCGCTCATCGGTCTCTACGTGTACCGTAGGGTGGAAAAGGTGGAAAAGTACTGCTCCAAGTGCATGATGTGAACAAAAAATAGTCGTAGATTGTATACATAAATGAAAGTCCGTCTCACGAAGAGTCCGAAGGCTGATAAAAAGTTTCGCGTCATCTTCGTGGACAGTGGGAAATCTGTGGACTTTGGTGGAAAGGGCTATTCCGACTACACCATCCACAAAGACAGGGAGAGGATGCAGCGGTACTTGGTGCGTCATCGTCGACGGGAAACCTGGACCAAGGGGGGTGTGTACACCCCAGGGTTCTGGTCGAGATGGTTGCTTTGGTCGCGCCCATCGTTGGGTGGGGCGAAGCGATTGATGACCAAGAAGTTCGGCATCGCGTTTGTTTAGAAGAAATCATCGGTGCGGTACATCTTCACGGTGTACGCACCATTCTTCCCGAGGATGTCCACACTCTCCTCGCCGTAAAATTCGGGACAACCGATGTCCTCAGTGCACTCCCGGCCTTCGTGGGTCACAGGCACTGGGTACATCTGTTCCCCAGTCGTGGTCGTGTAGTAGTTGTACCTGTCTCTGTACCCCGACGCTTCTTTCCCATAGAGTGGGAGCGTTTCCGAACCGGTTTCGTCCACGAGGAGACCCATCTGCTGCATGTACCCGGGTTTGTACTTCTTGATGGGCGCCCCCCTGTACTCAGGCGCGCGTCTCGGTGGCTCCACCACGACTGGCACCTCCACGGGAACCTTCACGGGGACCTCAACCTCGACCACGCGCGGGTTGTACCACACGTAGATGAGAAGGAGCACTAAGAGCACGATGGCCCCCACGTACACGTTGACGTTTTTATTCTTCATCTATACTATATGGCCGAGAAAAGAAAGTCACAAATGAGAAACGAGGAGGCGGCTCGTCTCGCCCTCGAAGAACACCGGGCGAAGAAGAAGAGGTTGGCGAATGCGAAGGCCTCGGCTGAACGCAGGGCCATGATGCGTCAGATTAACACCGCGGGGACGATGCTCGGGATGAACGTTCGCGGACAGCTCGTCGAACGCAAGTATCAGCGCATGGTGGCCAAAGTCATGCGTCAAGCGACGTACACACCCACGGACTTTAAACAGCTGGGGAAGATTGTTCGTGCGCGTCTCGACAGAAAGTGGGGGGAGGTGGAACGTCTCATCAAAGAGTGGGAAGCCAGTGTGAAGAAGCGCGCGTGCGCCATGAAGAAAGCGGACATGAAAGGTCTCGCCCGAGGTCTTAACGTGAACGTGGCGAACAAGAACACGCGAAAGACCATCTGTGCCAAGATTAAAAATAAATTGTGAGCCCATTGTATACATGACTGCCAAGAAGCTGGCGGATGCAAAGAATTTGTACGAGTACCAGATGAAGCTGGCCAGGTACAAGGATAATAAAATTCCAAACTACATGGCCATGGTAAGAAACAGTCGAGCCCTCCTGTACAACCGGGTGTTGCGTTCATCACAGAACGTCCCTGAGAAGTCAAAGGTTTTCGCGACGGGCATCGCGAACCGGGTGAACGCGGAATCGTCTCCAAGGCGTCTGTTCGAGGCGCTTCAAAAGCTGAACATGTTGAAAAAATCACCATCTAAGACGACGACCTCGATGGTCGAAGACCTCGCAAAGTCCAGGAATTTCTCAAACTATGGGAAGAAGATGTTGAAATATCAGGGACAGAAGAACTACGCGCAAGCGCTGGTCAAGGCGAAGGCGCTCGTGTCCGAACGCGTCAGGGCTCGCTACGCGCAGCTCACGAAGGCGCAGCGCGATGAAGTGAACAAATACGTGGACATCAACGCGGCGACCAACAAGGCATCGAGCCCGGCGGTCATGTTCAACGCCCTCGATGAGATGCGTCGGTTTAGAGACCCTATGAATCAGTCGTGGAGGTTCGAGTGAATCTGTATCTATCGAAGATGTGCACGGACTTTCGAAAGTTAAAGTACACAATCATGCACACCGCATCACCGATGTCGTGTTTCCTCTCGTAGGGTATGACTTCACCCTCCGGTAGGTACTTTTCCGCGATGCTCGTGGTGCGCTCTTTCCGCTGCTCGTAGTTGAGGTGTCCGATGCCGAAGTGTGAGTGCATGGACACGGGATTCACCAAGGTCACCTTGTCGCGAAACATGTAGTGCAGGAGAACCTCTATGTTTTGAAACCCCCCGGGAGGCTGTCTCTCGATGAGAATGTGTTCAGCGCTGTCGAACCAGCTCCGGTGTTCGTTGACCATCAATGGCACTAAATCCACGATGTCATTGGTGTGAATGTATTTGTAGTCCTCAAGACTCACCTTTTTCATCGCCGTGATTTCGACTTGTGCGTTCGCGCAGTCTGCCATGACCAAAGCCAAATTATGATAGCCGACATCGATGGCGAGCACCTTGTACATCTGTTATTAAAAAGAGAGACTCCCTTTAATAACATATGTTCATCGTGGAGACCTGCGGTCTCTTGAGTTCTACACTCATATCAGCCATGTTCGTCCCACAAGTGGTACACACTTGGCGTGAAAGAGATGCCAGTGGTTTGAGCTACGGGTTCCTCTTGACGAACCTCGTGGCGAGTGCGTTAGGATTGGTGTATTCCGTGTACTTCAGGGTCGTACCCATGGTCATAGCCAACATCTCGGCATCTTTATTTTCAGTGTCCATCTTATGGATAAAGAGCGAGTGCTCAAAGCCGTGTGCATCTTCGGAGAGTGTTTAATATTTCTTGATACGGTACTTCGCAAGAATCTTCTTTAAGTCATCTTCAACTATTTTAAACCGTTCGAGACGATACTGCGTAAACATCCATAGGAAGAACAGCGTGCTCTTCAGGAGGTTGTTCGCGGCGGTGTCGTCCATCTTGTACACGGGAGAGACGAGACGGTGGAAAAAGGTTTCGTCTTTGTTCTTACCGGTCATGTACGTCTCCAACTGGGTCATGGCGCACGTGTCGTCGTTCACGCTCCAGTGGTAGAAGATGAACGGGATGATGAGGGAGTACGTCTGGAGCCATCGTTCGTTGTTAAGGAAGGGGATGATGATGAGACACACGAGAAACACCGCGTGAAGTGTGAAAATTATATTCATCTATTCTAAAATGGAAAAAGATAAAAAAATCCCAAAAATTTGGCACCCACAACAGGAGTCCATCCTCAAGGCATGGGGGGAGAGCGCGGCGTGCTACAGGTACATGCACTACCAGGCCTTCCTTAAGTATCGAAAATCAAACATGCACTACACCCTCCCTGTCATCGTGTTGTCGACGATCACGGGGACGGCCAACTTCGCCCAAGAACAGTTCCCTGATGGGTTAAAACCCTATGTCGCCCCGAGCATCGGTGGGCTCAACCTCATCGCCGGTCTCATCGCCACCATCGCACAGTTCTTAAAGGTGAGCGAGTTGATGGAGGCCCACAGAGTGGCCGCGATGCAGTTCGGCAAGTTCTCTCGCGTGGTGCGTTTAGAACTGGCCCTCCCCCTCGTGGACCGCAGTCGCGACGGCGCGGACATGGTCGAACTTCTCAAGGGGGAGTACGACGCCCTCATCGAACAGAGCCCGTCGGTGCCACAGAACGTCTTGGACCTGTTCGAACGCGACTTCCCCTCGGACGACGACATCACCAAA